AAGATGGGTTGGGAACTGTTCTACAAGAAGCACAGTTACCGCGATTTGGAAGAAGCGCGCCGGTCGGACGCGGAAGTACACGAAGCAAACATGAAGGACGCCGAAAGCGCAATTATCAATTTGATTTACCGCGTTCGGGATATTGTTGGAACAATAACGGATTGGTCGGGTGTTCACGTTTCCGGCGGCGTTCTGAATGGGTACGTTGTAGGGACGGAAGGACGTTGCGTTGTCGAAACGATAACCGCGGGCGGGTATAACATTCAACGGTTCCATTTACGGGTACTTGTAAAGCCGGTAAATTGACGCCGACGAACAGGGGGCGGAACTTCCCGCCCCTTGTGGTCGCCGCCAATAAGGGCGCGAGAATACGACGCGGCAAGACCGCAGAAAGGGCAAGGGTTGAACATGAAGGAACTGCAATACGTCAAGACCGACCGGAACGGAACGAAGTATTTTTACGATTGGAATTGCCCGCGTTGCGGCGGCGCGGGACAGGCGGAAAAATGGCGGTTTACCGGGTTAACGTGCTTTGAGTGCAACGGAACCGGGGAACGCCGGGTCGCGAAAGTCGTCAAGGAATATACGCCGGAATATTGGGCGAAGTTGGAAGCGCGGCGGGAAGCGCGGGCGAAAAAGTACGCGGACGAACACGCGGACGAAATCGCGGCGGCGAAAGCGGAACAGGAACGCCGGGAAGCCGAATGGAAGAAGCGGGAAAACGCCCGCGTTTGCGCGGACTATGGTTGCGGTTCTGATGGCGTCGGGTACGTTCTTCAAGGCAACACATACCCGGTAAAAGACCAAATCAAGGCGAACGGCGGCAGATGGATTTATAACGTTTGGGTTTGCCCGGTCGAAATCAAGGCGAAGGGCGTTTCCGCAAAGCGCGTTGAACTGAAAGCGAACGAATACGGAATGATAAGCAGTAGCGACGCCGGGGACGCGATTTTCGACGCAATCGAAAAGTAAAAGGACGCTTGACCCGGACGACAGGCGGCGTACGACGCCGCTTGACGCCCGCGCCAATGCGGGAGAAAGGAAAGGTGCAAGGGCATGAAAAGCACGAAAGAAAGGATTCGCGTTCACGTCGAAATCGAACGCGAAAACGCGGAGCATCTGCGGGAATGGAAGGAAGGGGGCGGGCGGCGCGACGCGGGCGCAAATGACGGTTGACCCCGCGGAACTGACCCGGCGACAGGCGGTCGCCGCCCATAACAATCACGACGCCCGCCCGCGGGCATTGTACGCGGGCAGAAAGGACAAAATATGTTTGACAAACTGAAACCCGGCGACGTGATCGAAAAACAGGAATTCGACGTCGTTACGCCGGACGATGAAACGTTCCGGTATGTTTTGACCCTTACCAAATCCGGCGCGTCTGCGTACGGAAATCAAACTTGCGTCGGCGTCGAAATTAACGGAAAGTTTAATTGCGGGATTGATACCCGGTATTGTGCCGGAATCGTTGACGACTTCCGCGGTTGGGCGCAAGAATGGGTATACGCGGAAACACGCGCCGGTTGCTTGATTTACCCTATCGACCCGGCGACCGGCAAACGGGAAGAACCGGAAGGATAACACGACCGCCCCGCCGGGGGGCGTTGTACCCCGGCAGAAAGGGGGAACCCATGAAGGAATACGCGGTTTATTACAAAGACCGGGACGGCGACCATATTTCCGGGCGGTTCAATTCAATCGAACTTGCGACCGCGGCGGCGCGAACCCGCCGCCGTCTTGACCGGGACGTTTCGGACGTTCGCGTCGTCGAACGCAACGTTACCGAATGGACATACACGAAAGGCGGGCGAATTGTATGAAGGAACGGAAAACGCGTGTTTGCGCCAAAATTACCGGGGCGTTTGACTTTGTTTGCGTCCGGTACTATGATGGAAGACAATACCCGGTCGTCGTCTTTATGAAATGGTACGACGGGGGATTCCACAAAAAGAAAGTCGGTGAATTCGGGACGATTGCAAACGCCTTGTCCCATATCGCGGAATACATCAAGAATAACGAAAGGCAGTTTGAAAGATGAACGAAAAAAAGGCGGCATACGATAAGGAATACCAAAAGAAGAACGTCAAGCAAGTCAACGTTCCGTTCAATATGCAGAACCCGGAAGACGAAAGAATATTTGCATGGTTGAACGCGCAGTTAAACAAAACGGCGTATATCAAAAAACTGATTGTTCGCGACATGGTAAAAGAACGGGTTTATTGACTTCCGTTTTGACTACCAAATAACATCAAGAACACCGCGAAACGTCACTTTTTGACCGCGACCGGCAGACATGAAAAGACCCCGCAACCGTTGAAGTTGCGGGGTTTTCCGTTATGGCTCAAATAGGACTCGAACCTATGACACTCCGGGTATGAATCGCGCCGCCGCACGAAACCCGAACGATTGTGTTTCAACGGTTACACGAACGTTCGGATTTTTCTTGACTTCCGTTTTGACTTCCGAACGTCTGTTTAACTCGTTCCGCTTCCGCGTCCGACCGCTTGTCCGTAACGGCGTCGTAAATTTTCAATATCATTTGCGCGTCGCTATGCCCCATCCATTTTATCACGGTATGAATTTCAACCGGCGGCGTTTGGTCGCGTAAGAACGTCACGAAACTGTGCCGCAAATCATACGGCGTAACGTCAAACGTTATCCATTCTTTGCCCGGGTCGCGCCAACGATACGACGTCCCGTTTATCTGTTCTTCCATCTTTGACACATACGAACGCCATGCAACGCGCCATGTCGTCCGGGTAACGGGTTTCCCGGCGGCGGACGTTATCAAACGCCCGTGTTTGCCATTTAATGCCGCTTTTAACGGCGGAAATAACGGAATGGTACGATTTGCCCGGTCGGTCTTCCCCTTGCCCGAAAATGTGTATTTCTGCGCGTTTTCCGGGTCTATGTGTGCGGTTTGCCGAACCGTGATCGTTTCCCGGTCGAAATCGACGTCCCGGTCAATATCAATTGCCTTGACTTCTTGCGGGCGCAAACCGGCGTAAAGCATTGCGAAAACCGCGGGGCGCGTTCTGTGATCGGGGCAAAGTGTTTCTATAAAATGCCGTTCCTGTTCCGTAATTGACCGATGCCCGCCGGTCGCCCCTCTGTGCGGGCGCGCCGACCTATCCCGCGCCGGGTTGGATTGCGCCAACCCGTCCGCGACGGCGGCGTCAAATAGGGCGACGAAAAGTTGCTTTCCCGCCTTGATATACGACGCGGAAAGACCGGCATAACCGGCGGAATATACTTCCTTTATGTCTGACGGGCGAACGTCTGAAATCGGCAAATCCCCGCAGACGTCAAGCAGTTTTTGAAGGTGTATTCGTAATCCGACCATTGTTGACGGCGCGACGTCCGGGCGTGATCGGGTTAACCATGCGTCCGCGTATTCGCGCACGAAATAGAAACCGCGCTTTTCCGCCCGGATAAATTCGTCGCGTTGCCGGATTGCGTCGGCGGCGGAAATGGTCGAATAAAACCAATTCCCGTGATACCGGCAGACGAACCGCCCGTCTTTACGCCTTTTTAGTTTCTTCATTGTCTGCAATCAATGCCCGCAGAACCGCGGACGCGGCACGAATGGCGGCGGGGTCGGACTTCCGCGCCAATGCGACCAATTCCGTATATTCCGGCGTTTCTGTCGGTCTTTCCTGTTCCGTCAATATGGCGGGCGTCGTACCCAATGCAAACGCCAACTTTTCCAATGCGGGAACCGACGGAAGAAACCGCCCGTTTTCGTATTTGGAAACCGTAACGCGGGAAACGCCGACGCGTTCCGCTAATTCGTCTTGTGACAGTTTCAAAGCAACGCGGGCGTTTCTTATGTTATCACCAATGCGCATGATGCAACCCCCCTTTCGCATAAATTGTAACACATTGTTTACAAAAAAGATATAAATAAATGGGTTGCTTTTTTGTAACCGATTGTTTATAATGCGGTATGTGAACATTTGTTCTCATTTCTTGAAATTACTTGATACCGGAAAGGGGGCAAAAAATGAAGGGTCTTGCGGAACTGCGAAAGGCGAAAGGACTTACGCAACAGGAACTTGCAGACCTTGCCGCGGTTTCCCGTGTTTCCGTCGCGCGGTACGAAACGACGGACAGGACACCGAACGGAAAGGTTGTCGCGCGACTTGCGCGGGCGTTGGGCGTTTCGACTTCTCGCCTGTTGGGGGCGTAACGGAATGGAAAGATTACTTTCTGTCAAAGACATTTCGGAACGCTACCAATGCAAACCGGCGACGGCGCGAAAGTATATGCGGAACATGGTTCACTTAACCGACCCGCTAATGGTTACGGAACGCGCGGTCGCGGAATGGGAACGACGGAAGACATTGCCGCCGGAAGACGAAACCCGGCGGACGCTGAAAGAAAGGGGGTCACGAAATGACCGGCGCAGAAATGGACGCAATCAAAGAAGCGGCAGACCGTAAGGAATACGAACGGCGGTTCCCGTCGGAAGACCAACAAAAGGCAATCGACGCGGTAAAAACCGCCGCAAAGAAGTTTTCCGAAGCGTTGAACGCTTTGCAGATTGCCGCCGGGGAAACGGAAACGGCACTTTCGCCGGGTTGGGCGCGTATCGTTTCAATCTTTGAAAGCGCGCAAGACATGGAAACCGAAATTGACCGGGTATTGAACGAAATGGAAGGGGGTTGACGGGATGGAAATTTACGAATTCATGTACCCGGCGGCGCGGAACGTCCGCGCGCGGCGAATGACATTCCGGGCGCGTTTCCGGTTGTGGAAGCGGCGCAGACGGTCGGACGATTTGGCGAACGTGAGAACTTAAAAACGCCCCGTCAAAAGACAGGGCGCGGGAAAAGGTGCAAGGGCAAAGCACGAAATCCCGACGTTATTGTATCACGTCGGTGGAAGGGAAACAATATGGACGATTTGATTATGAACGTTTCCGGGTCGGAATTCATTATCGACACGGACGAAAAAGCGGCGTGGGCGGTTGCCCGGATTGCGGAAAAGCGCGCGAAACGGGACGAATTCGTCGCATGGTACAAAGAAAAGATAAAAGAGATTGAAGAAGCAACGGAAGCGGATTGCGCTTTCCTGTCCGGGTCGCTTGAACGGTACTTTGATTCCGTTCCGCATAAGACCACAAAGACGACGGAATCGTATTCGTTCCCCGGCGGCAAATTGACCCGGAAGAAGCAACAAACCGAATTCAAGCGCGACGACGCCGCGGTAATTGAATGGTTGAAGAAGAACGCGGGCGGGCAGTTTGTCAAGACGGAAGAAAAACTTGATTGGGCGGGATTGAAAGACGCGACCGGCGTTTTTGAAGGAACGGTCGTTACCGCGGACGGCGAAATCATCCCCGGTATTGAAGTCATTGAACGCCCGGATAAATTCGTCGTCGAACAGATTTTGAAAAGGGGGATAAAAGACAATGGCAACGACTAAGGAACCCGCCGAAAATATGCCGCAGATTTTCCCGTTGATCGGAAAAGCAATGCGCGAAATCGGGGCGGTCGGAAAAGATAGCGTAAACCAAACGCAAGGATTCAAGTACCGCGGAATCGACGCCGTTTATAACGCACTCAACCCGGTCATGGCGAAATATGGGTTGTTTATTGTTCCCGAAATCCTTGAACAGAACCGGGAAGAAAGAACGACGGTCAAAAAGGTTTGGGACAACGACACGAAATCGCGGATTGATAAGGCGTCAACGCTGATTTGGTCGATTCTGAAAATCCGTTTTACCATGTACGCCCCGGACGGGTCGAGCGTTTCCGCAGTCGTGATCGGGGAAGGAATGGACACGGGCGACAAAGCGACAAACAAGGCAATGTCGATAGCGTTGAAATATGCCGCGTTCCAAATGTTTATGATTCCGACGGAAGAAACGACCATTGACCCGGATTCGGAATCGCACGAAGTCGAACCGAAGAAACCGGCGACGAAATCGGAAGAAAAACCCGCGAAACCGGCGGCAGACGTTACGAAAACGCAGACCGTTCCCGCACTACAACAGGCGGTCGATAATGCTTCAAAACCGCTTCCCGGAACGCTTACCGAAAACGCGGTTTTGACCTTCCTTGCGAAAGAACGCGCGCAACTCGCGGAAATGCGGCAGATTCCCGAAGCGGAAAACGCGGCGTTGTGGAAAAAGCAAGTTGACGTTTTGAAGGGCGCGGGAATTGCCCCGAACAAACCGTTATCGTCCTATACGCACGACGAAGCGGCGGCACTTGTCCGGGCAATGTATGACCGATTCGACCCGACGGGAACGGAAATCAAGGCGGCGGAAGAATGATCGGGAAATTGCGCGAACTGACCGTCAACCGGGACGGAACGCAGAACGTAACGATTACCGTTGACGCGGATTTTTCCCGGACGTTCGATTCTCTCGCCGGAAAGCCGGTTGACGTCACAATCAAAAAGGCGTCAACCGGGCGTTCCCGCGACGCGAACGCGTTTTGTTGGTCGCTCTGTTCGGCAATCGGGCGCGCCATGACCCCGCCGGTTGATAAGTTGGAAGTTTACCGGCGGGCAATTAAGGCGGTCGGGGTTTACGTCGAACAGACATTGAAAACGTGGGACGTTCCGACCGTCCGCCGACGTTGGGAAAGTCACGGGGACGGTTGGTTATTTGAAGTCGTGGACGACGCGCCGGAAATTGGCTATAAACTATGTTTTCTTCATTTCGGTTCTTCAACCTATTCGGTTTCGGAAATGCAACGGTTGCTTGAATGGCTGAAAGACGAAGCGGAACAAATGGAAATCCCCGTCCCGTTATCAAGGGCGGAAGAAAAACGACTTTTGGAAAGGTGGGGCAAACGTGAGAAAAACGCAACTTGACGCCGTATTGAACCATTTTATTCAACACGGAACGCTTACAACGTGGGAAGCAATCGAACGTTTCGGTTGTACGCGGTTGTCTGCGCGCGTTCTCGAACTTGAACGGAAAGGTTATCGCTTCAAGCATGACCCCGTAAAGGTAACGACCCGGTACGGGGCGACCGTAACCGTTACCCGGTACACGCTATTAGACCGGCGGGAACATCTGTTGAATAGGTGGCAAACGGCATGAGCAAAAAATCCATCATTCAACCGGACGAAACGCGTTGCTATGTGTGCGGGTCAATGATCGGGTTAGAGCGTCACCATGCCATGCACGGAACCGCAAACCGGAAAATTGCGGAAAAGTACAATTTGACGGTCATGTTGTGCAACGACCATCATACCGGACGTTTAGGCGTGCATACCGACCCGATATTGGACAACCGGATTAAACAGGACGCGCAACGGGCATTTACACGGATATATAGCCGCGGACTATGGATGCGGCTATTTGGAAAAAATTATCTTTGACAGGGAAAGGAAAAGGGCAAGCATGAGAAAGTACACAAGAATTACGGAAGACGTTTTCGCAATGGTAAAAGCAATTCTCGCGGGCGGGAAATCGCAAGGCGAAACCGCGCGACTTGTCGGGATAAGCGGAAATACTGTCAACCGGATTTCGCGCTCCGCGTCTTATGCAGATTATATTGATATAGCATACGCGAACGGATGCGGAAAGGGCGTTACAAAGTCCGAAATGAAAGGCGAAAAACCCGCCATTTCCGGCGCGTGGATGCTTGAACGCATATTTGACGAAGCAACGAAACAGACCGCGTTATTGACGGCAATTTCGGACAAATTGGCGTATATCGTCGTCGAACTGACCGGCGCGCCGGAAGGGACGGGAGAAAATGCCGAACCGCATGATTAAAGAATCCATCTGCACGTCGGAACAAATCGACGAATTGACGCCGTTTGAAGAAACGACCTTTTACCGACTCATTGTAAACGCGGACGATTACGGTTGTTTTGACGGGCGGGAAAAAATCCTTGCGGCGCGGTTGTACCCGCTGAAAGAGATTAACCCCGCGGATATGCGCGCGGCGGTTGATCGGTTGGCGGAAGTCGGTTTGATTGTCCGCTATACCGTCGAAGGGCGCGATTATCTGTATTTCCCGACGTGGAATAATCATCAGCGGTTACGGCAGACCAAACACAAATTTCCGCCGCCGGTTGACGCAATCCCCGACGATTTGCCACATAATGCGGAAACTTGCGGCAACTTGCCGCAGATTGCCGCAGATTTTAGCAAAACGCCGCCGGTTGCGGCTCGCGCGTATACTTCTACTTCTACTTCTACTTCTTCTTCTACTTCTTCTTCTGATTCGGTATTTGATGAAGAACAGACAAACGCGCGCGACGGCGACCATTGGTTCAATACGGAAACGAATTCCGGTTCAACGATGAACGACGGCGAATGGTTGCCCGACGAAGACGCCCGAAAAATTATGCGGGAGCAAGACGAAGTATTAACCGCCGCAGAAAACGCCGGTTTCGACCGAACGAACCTTGTTCGCGGGAAACTGCTTTCCCTGTTCGCGGAACACGGACGCGAAAAAATGCTTTTCGCGATAGAAGAAAGCGCGACGCATGGCGCGGCTAATCTCGCGTATCTGTCCGCGGTTCTTTCCGGGAAAGGCGGAAAGAAAGGGAAAACGGGATTTGAACAACGGGATTATACGGCAGAACAGGAAGCCGCGGTCGCGCGCATGATGTCGGACAGTTGGGGGGATGAAAAAGCAGATTGACGAAAAACACGAATAAACGCCCAAATTAGCGCGTTCGGACTTTGAATGAATAAATTATCATACCCGACGCCGGACGCGCTGATTTGGGGCAAATTTCAACGAAAACAAGTATTTACGAAGGAAGGTGAACAAATGGGAACGCCGCGCGAACTTCTCGAACCGGAACAACCCCGCCGGAAGTTTCGTAACATTGCGACCGAATACGACGGACAAAAATTCGATTCCCGGAAGGAAGCGAACCGGTACGCGGAATTGCGCTTGATGGAACGGGCGGGCGCAATCTACGAATTACGGCGGCAAGTCGTCTTTGAAATCATTCCGACGCAGAAAGACGAAATAACCGGCGAAACGGTCGAACGTCCGGCAAAATACATTGCCGATTTCGTGTATCGCGACGCATTTACCCACAAATTGATCGTGGAAGACGTCAAGAGCAAAGCGACCAAAACGCCCGAATACGTCTTGAAACGTAAGTTGATGTATTACCGTTTCGGAATTCGGGTCGTCGAAGTATGAAAGGGGCAAAACATGGACGCGAAATTAAAACCTTGTCCGTTTTGTGGCGGCAAAGCGTGGGTTGATGTGTTCATGAATAAAGAATATGTCAACTGTTCCCACAAAAAGAACTGCATATTTAGACCGGACGGGAATTCCATATTTGGCGCAGTTTCGATAAGAAAACAAGTGAACGCATGGAACCGCCGGACGGCAGAATAACGAAAGGGGTTGAAACAATGGGCTTTCGGAAGTACAAAAGGCAGATTGCAAAAGGCAGATTGAAGGCGTTGGGGTTTGAACGCGTAAACCGGGTTATGTCAACAGAGCGCGGCGGCGTCAAGGTTTGGCGGATTGCGCTTGCCAAACCGAAAAAGGCAAAGAAACGCCGCGCGGCATGAGCGCGACGCAACGGCGGAACCTTTATTCCGTTTGGGCGAATGATGAATTTGACACGCTGATTGTCATTGATGGAACCGCCGAACAATGCGCCGCCCTTATGGGAATTGCACGACAGACATTTTATGGTTTTCTGTCCCGACCGTCCGAAAAATGGACGATAAAACGAACGACACGAAAGGAAATGCAAGTATGAATTCTTTAACAATTATCGGAAATTTGACCGCCGACCCGGAATTACGCACAACGTCAAGCGGTATCAATGTTTGTTCTTTTACGGTCGCCGTCAACCGGCGGAACAACCCCGACAACGGCGCGCCGGATGCCGACTTTTTCCGGGTTACTGCATGGCGGCAGTTGGGCGAACTTTGCGCGCGGTATCTGTTGAAGGGGCGGAAAGTGTGCGTTGTCGGCGCGGTCGCGCTGAATAAGTACACGAAAAGCGACGGCACGACGGGCGCGTCCCTTGAAGTCAACGCCGAACACGTCGAATTTCTGACGCCGCGCACGTCTGACGGACAGACGACGCAACCCGCGAACGTCCCCGCCGGTTTTGCGGCGGTTGAATCGGACGAATTGCCGTTCTGACGGGGGGCGCGTGAAATGAAGAAGACGAACCCGGCGAAAACTTATTTGATGCGGTATAGGGCGGCGAAATCACGCGCCGCCGCCCTTGAAACCGCCATACGGGAAGCATACGACGCCGCGACGAACACGACGGTTTCGCTAAAAGAAATTTGTGTACAGACGTCCGGCGGCGGGGAAGCGACCGCGAACGCCGTTATTCGAATGGTTGACGCGGAAAAGTTGCTTTCTGAAATGCGCGCGGAATCGTTGCGGGACTTGACGGAAATATCAATCGCAATCGGAACGGTCAAAGACCCGGTACAACAGACCGTTTTGATCGAAAAATATATCAATGGTCGGTCGCTCGACGAAATCAAATCGTTGATCGGGTACGAAATCCGCAATACGCAGATTATACACGGGCGCGCTTTGTGGGCGGTCAAGCAGTATTTGGAACGGAAAGGATTGTTGACGGATGAATGATTATGTAACGCGGGAAGAAATGGAACGGTACACGGAAACCGCGGCAATCATTGCAGACAACGCGGAAAATGCAAAACGGCGTTGCGCGGTCTTCCCTCTTTATCTTGTCCGGGGATTGATTCGGGTTTGCAAAGACCGGGAAGAACCGAAACGCCCGTTAATGCGTTACACGAACCCGTTAAAATGTGAAGGGTTATTCTATGACTGCCCGCGTTGTTATTCGCGAATTTTCACGGAAAACGAACCGGCGTATTGTACGCAATGCGGGCAAAGGATAGAAAGGATTTGGGGGGCGGGAAAATGACAAATTGCCCGAACTGCGGCGCGCCGTTTAACGGCGGCAAATGCGCGTACTGCGGAACGGAACGCCCGGAAGAACGCCGGGAATACTGTTCCCGAATTGAAATGAACGCGACCGGAATTTCCTTGATTGTCGAACCGTTACAAATCCCGCCCGCGGAAAGGTGGGCAACAATCGGGAAACGCGTTTTGTACATGGGGGCGGAAGCATGAAAAAGATTGTTGACCGCGCCGCGTTCGTCGAATGGGTCTTTTGGGTCGGAACGACTATTCTTGCCGCGGCTATATTGGCGGCATTGCTGATTTATTTGATTTGAAAGGGGCAGAACATGAAAAGCAAGGGCAGACGCGAACTAATAGACGAAATCAAGGATTTGCGCCGGGAATTGGGTTTAGAAGAAAGGGCGCGGATGATCGACAAATTGGCGGCAAAACAGGAAATCGAAGAAGCAAACGCACGTTGCGCGGAATTCCGGCGGCGTCTTCAAGTGATCGGGTATAACCCGGAAATCGAATACATCAAAGAACCGGACAGGGGGACGTTGGTTTCGACGGTAAAGGTTGACGCAATGCGGTTTGATTTGAAAGCGGCGGGAATTGAAACCGACGAAATCACGCGGCAAATGTGCGTAAAACTCGCAAACGCGCTATATGAAAACGGACTTGTTCGCATTGTGTTTGAAACCATGCAACCGTATTCGCCCGCGCCGTACAAAGTCGGACGGGCACGGGTTGATGTTATCCCGTGGGACAAGATTTGCAGAAACCGCGGGCGTATTATCATGGAAGACCCGGACGTACGTTCCGCGATTTGGAAAGAAAGGGGCGGCAAATAATGGTTTTTATAATGTTGATTGTTCAATTTGTTTTCGCGGTTGCCTGTCTGTTTTCCCGAATTGATCGACTTACGTTCACATGGATAATAATTATCACGAACGTGTTCACATGGGCGCGGTCAATCGTCGTCGTCCGGCGAAAGAAAGAGGAAAACCGGATTGCAGAAAAAGAACGCCGGGAACGGCAACGGCGGGAAATGCTGAAAGGGGGCGGCGAATAATGGGAAAATGTGAACATTGCGCGCTTTTCAGCAGATGCGGCGACCGGAAACCGGGCGGGTGTATTGATTTCACAATGTTTTCCCCGTTCGTCAACGATATGTTTTCAATGGTCTATTACGCGTTTGATAGGCTTTACCCCGGAAAACCCGTTCGGATATGGTGGAACGCAAAAATTCCGAACGCGGACGACGGCGCGCAACGCGTCGGGTTAACTTCATTCAACGAAGACGGGACAATCGACGTGGACATTGACGCATTGTTGCCGGTTGCGGATGCCGTCGAAATACTCGCGCATGAGTTGGCACACGTCGCCGCCGGGGAAGACGAAGGACACGGGGAAAAATGGGAACAGGCGTTTGACGCGATACACGCGGAATTCAACCGGATAGGAAACGAATTGTTCCCGGACGACCCCGGAACGGCGGTCAACGTGCAAAGCGGTAAAGACTATGTGCGTGACGAAGAAAGGGGCACGGGAAATGAAAATTCCAACGATTAACGCAATCAAGCCGGGATATGTAAGGACGGGGTTTTCAAAAAATGAACGTGGGAACTATGCGGTTATTCTGTTTAAGTCGAAAAATTACGCGACGCCCGGAACGGAAACAGAAGACCGAATAACCGACCTAACGCCAATTGTCGCGCTTGAAATGACCGACGCGGAACAGGCGCACAATTTGGGGACGGCAATATTACTAACTGCCAAACGGATGCGGGCGGACGAAGAAAGGGGCACGGCGGAATGAAATTGATTGACGCGGACAAACTGCGGAAAGACATTTTGCAGAAAATGCCGGAACTGTCGGCGGTCTTGCTATTGATCGACGACCAACCGGCGGCAATTACTTCCGTTTGGGAAGTGTACCATTACGAAGACGGCGCGTTTATCGGGTTTGGGACGTGTGAACAAATACACGTCACGGATGAATGGCACGCGACGAAAGAAGCGGCGGAAGCGGCAAAAGAAAGGCTTGAAAAGACCGGGGAGCATTGCTTTTATTACGTCGCAAAAATTGCCGTCGGGCAACGTTCGGAATAACTTTGCGTTGTTTTGCGCATATATCCGCGGTATGATGTAAGCGGTTATATAAGGCAATTAGCCGGGGGAAGTGGACAACCCCGGCTTTTTGTATGCGCCGGGGTCTTTGCTTTTTCTGACCGGCGCGAAATAAAGCGGGGCGTCCGGCGTTCTCCTCTGCGGCGGGCGGGGTTGCGTCCCTATGTTTCCGCCGTCCGGCGGACGAATAAAACGGCGCGAGGGGGTCGCCGGGACGCTTTCAAGGGGAATTCGTAACGCGTGCGTGAAACGCGGAAAAGGGGTTGAATAAATTGGGAAAGGCGGTTAGTTGGCGGAAAATAAAGGCGGAATACGTCGCCGGGGGCATTTCTCAACGGGAATTGTCGGAAAAATGGGGCGTACCGTTCGGAACGCTTCAAAAACGGGCGCGGGTCGAACGTTGGACGGCAAAGCGCAAAGCGGCAGATGAAAGGGCGGTTGAAAAGGTAAGCCAAAAAACCGCGGACGCCGTCGCGGACAATGCCGTCGTGCTTGAACGCATAAAAGGGAAACTTCTTGCCCGGTTGGAAACAATGGTAGACGAATTCCCCGGAAGGAACGCCGCGGAACTGAAAGTCCGCACGTTCGACCGAAAGAAAGCGACCGAAACCAAATATTCAATCCGGGACATTGCGGCAGTATATGCCGCGTTGGAAGAGAAGACGGCAAAGGGCGGCGCGGACATTGAAGACCTTTCCGTTTTGGCGGACTTGCTGAAAGAATGACGAAAACAAGTACAATCCCTTGGGGCGAATTCTCCGCGAAACATAAACGGTACATTAAAAACGCGCCGAAAAACCGGTTATGTGTCGCGGAAGGGGCAATCCGTTCCGGGAAAACGATTGACCATTGCATTATTGCCGCGGCAATGCTTGAAACGACACCCGACAAATACCATTTGGCGTCCGGGTCAACCATTGGCAACGCGAAATTGAATATAGGCGTTTGTAACGGTTTCGGATTAGAAAACCTTTTCCGGGGGCGTTGCCGTTGGGGGAAATGCCGGGACAACGAAGCGTTATTTATTGACACGCAGACCGGGGAAAAAGTCGTCGTATTTGCGGGCGGCGCGAAAGCGGATTCATACAAACGCATATTAGGCAACAGTTACGGGATTTGGATTGCGACCGAAATAAATGAACACTATGATTGTACGGATTCCCGGTCGTCGTTTATCAAAGTCGCGTCCGGGCGGCAGATTGCCGCAAAACGCCCGTTCACGCTATGGGACTTGAACCCATGCAACCCGCGGGCGTCAATCTACGAAGAATATATTGACAAATACCGCCGGGACGGGTTGGCGGGCGGTTATCTGTACGAACACTTCACAATACACGACAACGCGACGATCACGCCGGAAAGAATACGGGAAATCGAAAGCAGATACGACCCGAATACGGTTTGGTTTCGGCGTGATATATTGGGGGAACGCGCGGTCGCGGAAGGTTTGATATATCAACAGTTTGCAGACAGACCGGACGACTTTATTTTGTACCGGGAACCGGGACACGTCCGACAGGCAATAATTGGCGTTGACTTTGGCGGCGGCACGTCGGCGCACGCGTTTTCTTGCGTCGGATATGTCGGGAATACGGTCGTTGTTCTCGACGAATACCGGGAGCAATCCGCGCTTGACCCGAACAAACTTGAACGGGATTTCGTGGACTTTGTGCGGCGTTGCCGGTCGCGTTGGTTGGTAACGGAAGCGTATTGCGATTCCGCCGAACAAACGTTGATAAACGGGTTACGGGCGGCGGCGGTACGGGAACGGTTGCCGCTGAATATCGGAAATAGCATGAAACGCCCGATAAATGACCGTATACGGGCGGTTTGTATGCTAATGGGCGCGGGTCGGTTCTTTGTGTTGGCGAACTGCAAACATACGATAGACGCGCTAAAATCGGCAATTTGGGACGAAAAGAAATTGACCGAAGACGTGCGACTTGACAACGGAACGACAAACATTGACAGTTTGGACGCTATGGAATACGCGATAGAACGCGACATACCGACGCTAATTGACGGTTGGGGTTGATGTTATGCAATGGCTTGATAATCTTAAAAAAAGGTGGCGGGACAGGATGCAAAAAACGATTGCGGGGACGGGTCTTGCGACGGAATACAAGTCCGTTTTCGACCTTGCGGGCGTCCCGGCGTTTGGTCAATTTTACGAATTCGGTATCTTTGTTTGGAAATGGTTGTGGAAGGGTCTTTATAAACCTTGGCACATTATCCCCGCCCCGACCATTGCCGACCGGCACGCGTCGCGCGAAATGTACCGTCTGAATATGGCAAAAGCGGTTTGTGCGGAAATGGCGGGTTTGATTTGGGGCGAAGAATGTTCCGTCAACGTTTCGATCAACGGACACAAAACGACGGAAGAAAACCCGGAAGACCCGCTTGATTGCTTTGTGCAAAACGTGCTTTCCGACAACGCGTTCCGGGAAAAGATGCAAGAATCAATCGAAACGGGTTGCGCGTTGGGCGGCAACGCCTTGAAGGTTTGGGCGGAAGCGCGGCACGCCAAAAACGGCGACGAAATCCCGGAAACCCGGAAAGTCCGGGTTGGTTATTGCAACGCAGACCAATTTATCCCGCTTGCTTGGGATAACGCCCGCGTTACGGAATGTGTTTTTATCTCCCGGATTGCAAAGGGCGGGTATTATTACACGCGCTTAGAATGGCATAGATGGAACGGGACGACGTACGTTATCACGAACGAATTATACCGGGCGGAAATGAAAAAGGGCGCGGAAACGGAAAGTCAAGACATTTTGGGCGTCCGTTATCCCCTTTCCGAACTGTTCCCGTATTTGGAACCGGAAACCGTCGTCCCGGTCGAAGAAAGTCTGTTTTCGTATTGGCGGACGCCGATTGCAAACAATCTCGACGATAATTCCCCGTTGGGAATGAGCATTTACGGAAACGCGCTTGAAACCTTACACGCGCTTGATATTTGTTACGATTCGTTTGTCCGCGAATTCCGGTTAGGAAAAAAACGGATTATCGTTCCGGCGCGCGCCGTTCGGACGGTCGTTGACCCGACGACTTCCGAAGTCGTCCGGTACTTTGACGCGAATGATGAAACATACGAAGCACTCGCGACGGACAACCCGGACGAACTGAAAGTCACGGATAATTCGGTCGTTCTGCGGGTCGACGAACACGTCCGCGCAATCAACGCGTTCCTGTCCATTCTTTGTCTGCAAACCGGGTTTTCCGCGGGAACGTTCACGTTTGACGCGCACGAAGGTTTGAAGACCGCAACGGAAGTCATTTCCGAAAATTCAAAGACGTTCAAGACGATCAAGACGGTTCAAAACCAAATCCGACCGGCTATCGAACATCTTGTCCGTAACATTATCGACGTCGCGATACTGTACGACATGACCGACGAAAACGGAACGCCGGTCGCGCAACTCGCCGCGCCGGGGTACGAAATCAAAGTCACTTTCGACGATGGTATCACGCAAGACCGGCAAACAAACATCAATGAGGGCGTTATGCTTGTCGGCGCGGGCATAATCAGCAAATACACGTTCCTCACAGAACCGAAATACGGCATTGGGTTGACGGAAGAAGAAGCGCAAAAGGAACTTGAACGCATACGCGCAGAAAGTCCCGCGGCAATTTCCGATTCCCTTTCGATTTTCAGCGCGGGCGGGTGATTGAATGAACCCGGCGTCTATTGATGCTATGTCGTGGGAAATGGCGGAAGTGTACGGCGCGATTACTGACCAAATCGTCATAAACCTTGCGCATTATTTCCCCTATCTGAACGCGGGAAAGCATCCGCCGAAATCAATGTTTGATTATCAAGCGGCAATGCTTGCCCAAATGGGGAAAGTAAACGCGCAGACCATGCAGATTATACGGAGCAATCTATCGGACGCTGACCGCGCGTTGTCCGCTTCCCTTGAAACCGCAATCGCGGACGCGATAAAGGATTCCGAACCGGCGTTGTACCGGGGCGCGAAAGCGGGCATTTTCAAACCGCCGACCAAACCGGTATTATCCGCCAACCAAACGCGGGCGTTCGGTTTGTATTACAAACAGGCGGCGGACAAGCTGAATTTGGTTAATACCGTCATGCTTGAAAGCACACAAAGCGCATATATGCAGACGGTATCAAACGTTATTTCCGAATACGAAATACTCGAACGGATAAACCGGACGCAAATTGCGCTTGACGTCGCCGCGGGTGAAACGATCACGGGGGTTTCGTCGTGGAATACCGCCGTTCGGCACGCGACGCAACGCATGAAGGACGGCGGAATAACCGGATTCATTGACCATGCGGGGCGGCATTGGGACGCGGAAACATACGTCGCAATGGACGTCCGAACGACCATGTTTAACACAGGGCGCGCCGCAGTTTGGGAAACAAACGAAGGTTTCGGAAATGACCTATATATCGTTTCATACCATAACGGCGCGCGTCCGTTGTGCTATGATTGGCAAAACAAGGTTATTTCAGCGACCAATAATTCCCGCGACGTTTCCGACCTTGACGGGAATGTCGTTCACGTTTACGCGCAGAATGAAACGACATACGGCGAACCGGCGGGATTGTTCGGAATCAATTGCAAACACTATCCTACGCCGTTCGTTCCCGGCGTTTCCGCCGTCCGCGGGCAAGTACAAGACAAGGCGGAAAACGATAAACAGTATGCAGAATCGCAGAAACAACGGGCGTTGGAAAGAAATCTCCGGGAACAAAAGCGCGATTTGGAAATGCTGAAAGCGCAGAACGCGCCGGAAGACATTATCCGCGCGCAACGCGAGAAAGTCCGCGCGGCGTCAAAGGACATTGACGACTTTTGCGACAAAACCGGGCGCGTCCGGCGGCGCAACCGGGAAGCGGTCTATACAAAGCGCGACTTCCCTTCCGGGAACTATGACCCGTCGCAATTCGCGCGGGAGCAACAAAAGCGGTTTGACGACTATTGGAAGAACGGCGGCACGCAATCCGGGTTTACGTTCGGGCAACTTGTTCCGAACGTTCCGATTGTTCCGCCGATGCCGAAAGAATTTAAGACGGAAAAAGACTTTGACGACGAAATTTCCCGTATTCGCGCCGAACGTTCCGCGGCGTTTGATTCCGACAATTACGACAAAGCAACGACCGACCGGCAATTACAAGAAATATTAGAACTTGAAGACCGGAAAAAAGCGTTTGTCGAAATGAAGGAAAAAGCCGCATTAGATGCAAGCATAATCACGACAAGACCGGAAAACGAACCGCTTGTTTTACAACAATTCAGACGGTTTGACGTTGAAAAACGGACGGACGCGCAAATGCTTGCACAAGTCAACCCGAATTATAAAGAAGGTACGCGAAAATGGACGTATAATTGTCAAAGGACAGTTACGGCGCAAGAACTTGTATATCGTGGTTATGATGTTACCGCGCAACCATACAACCCAAAAGACCCGATTGGGGACACAATGTGGAACGCGTGGAAAAAACCGCACGTTGACAACGTTACGATTCCGACAAAGAAATCATTTGTTTCAACCGTTGAAGAATCGTTTTCAAGATGGGGCGACGGTTCCCGCGCGATTATCCGCGTAAAGTGGAACGCCGCACACGGGAACGGCGGTCATTTTATTTTTGCGCGAAACGTAAACGGCGGTATAATTTATACTGACCCGCAATCCGGGAAGGTTTTGAACATTGCGGAAACAATCGAACACACGACGCAAGGGCGGAACCATATGTGGATAATGCGGGTTGATAACAAGGAAGTAAATGAAAACGTATTGTATGCGGTAAGGAACAGGGGGGATTGAAAACGGACTATTCAAAAATGACCGACGACGAATTCTTTGCCGAAATTGAACGGGAATACGGGGAAGAATGGACGCCGGACGACATTAAACAAAACGCGGAATTGTACACCGAATATCTCGACCGGGTTTCGACGGGCAACTAATAACCGCGCAAAGAAAGGACGCGAAAACATGAACTGCAAGCACAAAAACATCAAATCCGTTAACTGCGAACTGTTTTGCATGGATTGCGGCGAGAAACTGCCCGCCGGATATTTCACAGACCCGGAAAACCCGGCGAAAACGGCGGCAGAACCCGCGCCGAATGTTGAACCCGGCGAACAACCCGTCCCGGCGGAAGACGCGCCGAAAACGGGCAAAAAACCCGGAAGAAAGAAGGGTGCAAAATGAAGAAAGTCATTTGCTGACAGCGGGGCAACCCGCTTTGCAGAACCATAGTTCAGCGGCAGAACATCCGGCTTTGAACCGGAAGACAATGGTTCGATTCCATTTGGTTCCGCTTGCATTGCAACAAAACGGAACAAACCACAACAAACAGGAACAAAAGGCGGCATCCGTGCAAAGCGTAGGGAGCACGGCACAGGCGCATTGCATGAGGAAGGCAAACAATGTGCAACAGATGAAATAGGCGGCGGCAAGCCGCTTTTTTCATACAATCACGCCCGCCGGGGCGGAAAACACGGAATTCGGGCGAACCTTCCAAACGCCCGTAAAAAGAAAGGGGAAGTAAAAATGGCGGG